CTGATCGTCAGGCACATAACGCATTCCTGGATGTCTTTTATGAATCCTGGATGGAAGATCGGTACGGCTGGCGGATTCTCTTGTATGACTTGGAAGCCATGCAGGAAGCGTTCCTCAAACTCAAGTACGGCATGAAAGGCCGTATAACCCGAGGCAGCGCGGAAGCGTTGTGGCTGGACACCGTGTCCTCCACGTCGACGCTAAGCGTAGGCCTTAAGGTTCCGGGGCAAACCATCTCCTTCCCACCGGTCTGGTGTGGATGGGATCAGGTAGCCACGGCCCACCGCAAGGTGGGTATTGGGTACGAGAACGCGTTTTCGGCCGTTGTGGCCGTCGATCCGTTAGTAACTCTTCTAGAGTTGGCTAAGTTCTCCTTCGTTGCTGACTGGTTTACAAACCTAGGTGACGCGGTGAGAGCGTACAGCCCGTTCGGGGCTGGGAGCGTGGTATGGTACTACGAGACGACCGAGGTCGCCTTACAGAACACCTACCGGTGTTGGCCGCTAGCGGATACCCTGTGGTATTCCATCGCGTGCCCGCAACCGTCAGGCTCTGTGACCTTAGGCCGGCTTAGACGCCAGCGCGCTCCTCTAAACTGGGATGATCATCGGTTCCAAGTCCGCTGGTACAACGAGCTAGACCTCATGAAGGTAGTAGACATTATCGCTCTACTCCGAGGCATAGCACGACCGTTGGCACCATGGCTACGAGCCTGAGAAGTCGTTCCTCAAACCGCAATAACCGGACGTTAACTCGTCCAAAACCGGAGATCGTACATCATGGCTGACTACAGCCTCCCAGCGACCCTGAAGTTTCACAGCTTCAATGGTCCTCACTCCATCACCTTCGTGGTGAGCGCCACCCATACGGCGGCACGTCCGCATCTCGTGATTTTCGACCGCGTGATGCCTCTCGTTGATGCCAAGACTGGCAATGTGACTTTCGGTCGATACCGGGTCCGGCGTATCCGCGCTTGCGTGGATGCGAACGGTGTCCCGACCGGCCGAAACAGCGTTGTCGAGGTCAACCTCCGGTTCCCTCCGGAGGCGGCCCCCGCTGATGTCACGGCCGACCTCACTGCTGCTGCCACCATGGCGGCGGACAGTGGGTTCCAGGACGATGCGGTTGTCGAATTGAGCCTGCCCCCGATCACCTCTTGACCAGTGTTCGTCCAATGAGGACGCTGGCGAGGTGGTTTACGGAATGGCTCTCAAGCCAACCTGTGCAATGCGCGTTCTGTGCCGCCCTGCAAAGGGCGTACTACGCGCACCCATGCCGGCGCAAGCCGGCGTTAATGTGCATCGACCCAACGAGAGATCCCGACTATGCAGAAGCAAGCCGAGAGGACACGGCGGGGCAAGAAACCCCGACCGCAAGTTGACCTGAGGGAACTATTGGCCCACATGGTCGTAGACCTCCAAGAGGCCCTAACCGTTGATACCTCCGTGACGTTACAAACGTTGCTATGGTTGAACCCGGCGGGCTTCCGCGAGGTTGTTGATGACCTAACCCGCAAAGCAGAATCCTCCATCGCGGAGGGCGGGTTTGATCGGTATGTCGCGTTGCGACAGATTAACGCTCTTTTGGAAAAGAACGTTGATTGGTATGCCAAGACGGCGGGCGAGCGCAAGAAGGCCGCAATCCGGGGATTCCTCCAATCGGAGGTCTCCTGTCGGATAGCCAACAAGCGCATAGCCTACTATCGGAAGCGTACGTTCCGCTTGAGTCCAATGCTTAACTCAGTGATGAGTGACGCACGACTCATCTGCCAGGAAATCCTTGGCAGGGTGGACGAAGCAACTTGGGGAGAAATCCTAGACGGTGCCGACTTTGGACCAGGTGCTACGGAGAGCCACAAGGTTGAGACGGGAACGCTAGTTGAAAAGCTGGCTAGTACCTATCACCATACGGCGACTCGGGAAGCACTCCCCATGTTCATGGCCTACGGGGTCAGAAACCCGCATTGGGTAAGTTACCTGTGCGTGTTTGACGGCTCCTATGAAGTTGTGGAAGGGGACCGCGTAACTACTGTCCTAAAGAAATGGGACAAAGACCGGACCATCGGCATCCAGCCGAGCATTAATGTCTTTCTCCAGAAGGGGTTAGGCACAGCGATGGCGAAACGGCTCAGGAGAGCCGGAGTAAACCTACGCGATCAGCGATTAAACCAGTCTCGGGCGCGTTCCGGGTCCCTTGATGGCATGATAGCCACCGAGGACCTGAAGGGAGCGTCCGACCATATCTGCTTCCAAGCAGTTGACTGGTTCCTCCCAAGCGATTGGCTGCACATATGTAACGCACTTCGGTGCGCCAAGTACAGAGTCGGTCGTAAGGGAGAGTGGCGGGAGTATGAGAAGTACTCAGCAATGGGGAACGGTTTTACCTTCCCCCTCGAGAGTCTCATCTTCTACTGCGTCGCTAAAGCAGCAGTCCGGTACGTTGGTTGTAGCCCGCAGGGCCTAGGTGTATTCGGCGATGACCTCACCATTCCGGTCGAGGCGGCCTTAGTCACCATAGAGGCTTTGCGCTTCCTGGGATTCCGCACAAACGTCGACAAGACGCACGTCGTGGGGTCCTTCAGGGAGAGTTGCGGGGGTGATTACGTCCATGGAGTGGACGTTCGGCCCGTATATCTCGATAATCGCCCAGTGGGCAACGCAGAGATCTTCGACCTACACAATAGGTTGTTGGTTGGCTGTGTTTGGCCTCCTACAGCGACGTGTACTTATCTTAGGGGTCTCTTAGGCCACGAGGGCCCAGGGATACCCGGAGACTTCGGTCTCCAGCTTCTAGATAAGTCAGGGTGGTTCCCAGGCAAGTCCGTGAGGATAAGCCAGGGATTTATCACCGACCCGCCGGCACCCGCCGGCTGGTGCACCTCGTATCAGGCCAGCTATTGGACCTTCCGGGAGAGAGTGATTCGTCACCCAATCCTAGACGATCTGAAGAAGCCCGACTGGTGGGCCACCTACCTTGCATTCTTGAAGGGAGGGAGGTCCGAGGAACGAGATGCGAAGACCACAATTAGCTACACGCGTGAGGGGTTTTCCTTCACGTGGTTGAGTGTGGCTGACATTCGCGGTGAGATGATATCCCGACGATTCGAGGACCCATTGCGGGCCTAGAGACGAAGGG